CTCCAGCTATCACTAACGTAGTCCTTACAAGCAACGTAGCAACAATTATTACAGCAGCCGCACACGGATTTGCAGTAGGCGACCTTGTCACAGTTGCGGCCGTTACAGCTACAACAATTAACGTAACACTTGCTCCAATCACAGCAGTTACCTCAACAACCTTCTCATATGCTAAGACAGCAACAAACGTTGTTTCAGCAGTAGATACAGGTACAGCAAAGGTTCCTGCACGTTTCAGCACAATCAAGACTCAGTCTATTGCTGCAGGCGCTGCCTCAACAGCGATTGGTGCTGCAATTACAATCACACCTTACGCAGCCTCATAATCCCAACACAAACAAAAAGCCCCCAGCTAATAACTGGGGGCTTTTTGCTTTACTAATTATCCGGGAAATTTAGATAACCAGATTGTCACAGCTGGTTCTGATGCAGACCCATCGTATGCATTAGGGCCTACGCCCCAAGATCCGAAGTTCTCACCATGTGAGCTCATGTAGTATGCGGCTTGAGCATTCGTAACTGGATCGAGTAGCTCAGCATCTTTAGAGATACCAAACTTTTCTCGTCGTTCTGATCCTAGGCTTCCTCGCATGTTAATTTGAAAAAGACCATAAGAATCGTCGCCAGTTGATGCGTTTCCATTATGGGATAGGGGATGTCCACGTGATTCTCTCATCACAATGGCCCAGGCAGTTCTTAGAGACTTTCCTGAAAAACCTACCAACTTTAGTAGATCTGCCAGTTCCGTATCTGAGAGGCTTGTTGCTCCCCGATATTGGTCTAAGCCTGTCTTTACTTGTGTAGACACAGTTGACCCGTCATTAACGGGACCTGCGGGTTCTGCGGCCCAAGCCGATTGGCTTAAAGGAAGTAGAACCGTTAAAGCTAATACACTTACTTTATGTTTTCCATTAAAATTCACACTATCTCCTAGGCTAGAGGACCAATCCTGACTATCCTATAACTGTCACTTATAGACTAGCAATTCGGCCTATTTCTACCGAATTCGGTTGCAATCCTTTTCGTTACATAGATGCGTGATGGCCCAGTTGCCTGGGCCATGTATAAACCCTAGCAGTAGTTACAGGGGGTCTGCAACCGCTACTAGGGTGTAAACTTATACTTCTTTGAAAGGAACAAACCATGTCCAGTGAAGTAAAATGTGACGTTTGTAACACCCCAGCAGATTTTAGTATTATTAATGCAAGCGCAAAAGATCAGCTTGTCTGTAAAGAGCATTTGCCTTGGATCTATAAAGACAGGCCTTTGCCAGAGAATGTATCGTCTATTGATGTAACTACAGCTAAGAAAGACGAGTCAAAAAATGCGAGTGGAAAGAATTCAGACAAAGCAAGCACATCCAGTGCCAAGCAAGGTGACCTCGCCGAGGGGCCCATTCCCACCGGAGATATTAGCGGAAACTAGAATAACTCACGACTACGACCGTCAATCAGACAGCGGTGGTGAGGACCTTCCACTAGGAAGCACAGCTCAGAACAATTTTAAACCGACCCGCTGGTTTAGTTGTAATGATTGCAACGTTATCGTATCAGAGGCACAACTAGAAACACATACTTGCGGAGAGTAATAAATGGCGGATTCAAGAGCAGATAGGGCGGGGCGATTAGCTCGTCATGCCTTAAATAGGTTTTCCTCTAAAGACGCTCAACAAGTGGATGCAATCCTTGCTCAAGAAGTGCAAAATACAATTAGAAAACAAAGAGCTTCTTATAACGAAGTTGCAGACATATTTGGAACTACTCAAGCTGGGTATGTAACTAACCAAGTTGAGGAACGCTATGATACCCGCCAGTACTATGGCGACGGTGCGGACATCCTTGAACCTGACGACGCAAGCCTACATGGACCTGTAGATTTTTCAGGTCAAGATGTTCAAGCCCCAACAACTACAGGTAAAATTGATCGCCCTAGAACTTTTGCAGCAGCTTTTGATGAAAAACGAGCTATGTTAACTATAGTCTTTAGTACAGGAGTTATTTATAACTATTACGACGTGGATAGAGATGAATGGACTGGATTTAAAGATACCATTTCAAAATGGGAATATATTCGCGATGTGCTAGACCCAAAGCCTAGAGGCTATGCAAGTACCGCAAATGTGCCACCTCTATTGCAGGCCTATGCAGCTAGGGCGTATAGAACATCACAAATCGCTAAATATATAAATAAAGGGAAGTAATGGCACGGACACACGATATTGGATATACCTATTGGCACACGATAGTTTACGGTTTAAAGCCAAAAGAATTATTTGAAAAAGCTGAAAGCCAAGAGATTGAACGACCTTTTCGTAAAGGACGTGGAGTAGCTATTAGGCTTCCGTTTACAAGGCTAGGTTTAGTAATTGGTAGGTGGAAAGATACCCACTTCGATGAAGGCCAGGCATTGACTTATGCGGTCAATGGTCGCGGTTTAACTACAGACGAGGTAGACTGGGACTACATAAGATATGGGGCAAAAAGTGAATCTACGGTTCAAGAAGCGTAAATCAGTAAAGCGTGAAATTTCTCGTGTTCAAAAGCGTATTCAACTACTGCCGGACCGAGACATAGTAGCTTGGGCTGAAAGCTCTATTTATGATATTGCTAGGAATTTATCTGCTTGGCAAAAGAAACAAGATCAGTTCTACCTGAATGAAGCCACCCTGGCTGCCGAGGTCTTATATGAGGCACTTGAGACCGTAAAGAGGAGAACTGATGCGTGATGACTTTGAATTTAATGACCTTGAACAGGGTGAGCCTGAAGAATTTGATCTTGAATCAATCTTAGAATACGGTGAGGATGACGATGAAGAAGAAGACGAAAATCTTGCTATTGATAGTGGCGATGATGATCCTGACGGTTTTACTCCCCTACACGAAGAAGATCTTGAGAACCAAGATGACGAAATGGATGAACTTTCTAGAGAATTCGTTGCATCCCTTGTAGAAAAGATTATGTCTTTTATGAAGATGCTGGTTGGACACGACTTGCACCCATATCAGAAACCTTTAGCACGACGCATTATTGAGTCTGTATTAATTAACGACGGTGAAGAAATAACTGCCTTAGCTTCGCGTCAGTCCGGTAAATCAGAAACCGTGGCGGACACTGTGGCAACTCTTATGGTTATCTTGCCTAGACTGGCAAAGATGTACCCAGACCTTCTTGGTAAATTTCAAGACGGTATTTGGGTAGGTATGTTTGCCCCTGTCCAAGCACAGGCGGAAACCTTATATTCAAGAACTGTATCCAGACTTACTAGCGAACATGCTCTTGAAATCCTAGGGGACCCTGAAATTGACGATGTCACAGCAAAGTCTCCAGGAGTTACCAGAAACATTAAGCTAAAGCATTCTGGATCTAGTTTGATGATGATGACAGCCAACCCTAGAGCTAAAATTGAATCTAAATCATTCCACTTAATGATTATCGATGAGTGTCAAGAAGCCGATGACTTTATTGTTTCTAAGTCTATTGCTCCTATGGGCGCGTACTACAACGCGACTATGGTTAAAACTGGTACACCAACCACACATAAAAATAACTTTTACCGAGCTATCCAACTCAACAAAAGACGACAAGTAGGTAGAAATGGAAAACAGAATCATTTTCAATGGGACTGGAAAGACGTCGCAAAATTTAACCCAAACTACGAAAAGTTCATTCGTAAAGAGATGCTCCGAGTCGGTGAAGAGTCGGATGAGTTTCAGCTTTCATACAACTGTAAGTGGTTGCTGGAGAGGGGAATGTTCATTACATCCTCTATCATGGACGACCTCGGAGATACGAGCCAGGAAATACAGAAAAGCTATCATGTCTCGCCAGTCGTTGTGGGGATTGACCCGGCGCGGAAGATGGACTCAACGGTAGTAACTGTTGTATGGGTTGACTGGGATAGGCCAGACGAGTTTGGTTACTACGACCATAGAATCTTAAACTGGCTTGAAATCCAAGGCGATGACTGGGAAGAACAATATTTTCAAATAGTAAACTTTTTGGGTAACTACGATGTCTATGCTGTGGCTATCGATGCCAATGGGGTTGGAGATGCGGTAGCCCAAAGATTAAAGATGCTATTACCTAGAGCTGAGGTAATCTCGCTTACCTCTAGTCCTACAGAACAATCTAAACGTTGGAAACATCTTCAAGCCCTGATCCAACGTCAGCTCATCTCTTGGCCAGCTCATGCCAAGACCAGACGACTAAGAACTTGGAAGCGGTTCTATCAACAAATGACAGACGCCGAAGTTCAATACAAAGGCCCTAACTTTTTAGTGGCTGCTCCCGAAGAGGCACATGCACATGATGACTTTGTAGACTCATTGTCATTAGCCTGCGCCTTAACCCAAGAGCTAGTTATGCCTACCGTAGAGGTTAGCTCCTCTCCGTTCTTTAAATAAGCTGCGTTTAGCACAAAAAATACACCGAATGGGTTCAGAATTACACCTGAGGCCCTCAATCTCAACCCTATAGGAGAAAACACATGGCAATTGCACCAATCCCAGGATCACCTGAGCGAGTAGGCGCTACCTACGAACGCAAGATGTCCCCTGCAACACCAGGTCTTCGTGGACCACTTCGCTTTGAAGAAGGCGTAGCAACAGACACAGACGTTCCAAATGAATTCCAAACAGGAATTAACCAAGGCTACGACGTAGCTCCAAGTCGTCCAAACCACAACTTGGCAGTTCACACAAAGTCAGCAGAAGAAACTATGAGCGAGCGCGCTCACGTAGGTTCAGCTGCATGGGTAGAAGCACCTACATACATCTCTGAATATGAAACAGGAAACTTTTCAGATTACGCAGAAGCGTCATTTGAAGAAGTTGACCGTAACGGATCACGTTATCAGCGCCCTAACCCAGCACGAGTTAACGACTAAATAAGATACACTAAGGCGGTACCCGGTCTTGTACCCCTTCTCCGAGACCGGGCACCCCTTTCTTATTAGGAGATTAAATGGCTGATAAAGTTCCTATGAACGAACAGCTTTGGAATAACCTTATGCGTCAAGCTAAGGCTAAGTATCCAATTAAAAATCCTAATGCAAAAACAACTTTTCCAATTAATGAGTGGGTGTCAAAAGAATACGCAAGACAAGGTGGACAATACGTTGAGTCTAAATCTCAAGTACCACTTAAAATGCGAGATCAAAAAGCTCGTGAAGAGACAAAGAAAAAAGCAAAAATTTCAAAAGCAAAACGAGATAAGAAAAGGGCGGGTTTAATCTAATATGAGTATTGACTTTAGCCCACCGTCGTATAGAGCCGCATCATCTGATTTAACGATCTCTATTTCTCCACTTGGTTTAGTAGAGCTTGCAGACGAAGAGTTTGAAGTACACGGACCCCGACTAAATAGATACTCTCTTAACTGGGCTATGTACCTTGGCCATCATTGGCCTTATCGCCGTGAAGTCGGCGAAGCACAGATGGTATACAACTACTACCGCGCATTTTCAGACTATTTAATTAACTTTACTTTTGGACGTGGCGCATCTTTCCGTAGCCCACACGCAACTGAGGCCATTGTCCCAGATATCTTAAAACGTGTTTGGGAAATTGATAATGACAAAGGCGGGGTTCTTTGGGAGATGGGCCAACAAGGCGGAGTCTCTGGAGACTGCTTTGTTAAAGTAGCGTATGAAGAGCCGTTTGTAGATCCAATTGGCCGTAAGCACCCAGGTAAGGTTAGAATCCTTCCACTAAATGCATCTTTCTGTTTTCCAGAGTTTCACCCCCACGATCGCTCACGCCTTATCCGGTTTAAGCTAAAGTATCGTTTCTGGGGAACTTCCCTAGAGGGCACTCGTCAGGTATATACATATACCGAAATCCTCACAGATGAACGAATCGAAGAATACATTAACGATGAGCTCATTGACTCTCGACCAAACCCAATCGGGTTAGTACCAATCATTCATATACCAAATGTAAGAATCTCAGGCTCCCCATGGGGTCTTTCTGATTGTCACGACGTAATTGTGCTTAACCGTCAATATAACGAAGTAGCTACCGACATAGCAGACATCATTAACTACCATGCGGCGCCCGTTACAGTAATTACCGGCGCTAAGGCCTCGTCCCTAGAAAAGGGACCTAAAAAGGTCTGGGGCGGTCTTCCTAAAGACGCCCAAGTCTTTAATCTAGAAGGCGGCGGTGCAGGACTTACCGGCGCTATGCAGTATCTAGAAACAGTAAAGCGCTCTATGCATGAGATGATCGGTATCCCAGAAACAGCTTTAGGACAGATTCAACCGATTTCAAATACATCTGGAACAGCTCTTGCGATCCAATTCCAACCTTTGATGAATCGTTACCAACAAAAGTTAGTTCAGTATTCAGAAGGCCTGCGTAGAATCAACGAACTAGTTCTAATGACCATCGGTCTAAAAGAACCAGAAATGTTCGTATACAACCCGATGTTTAACGGTCCGATTGCTAATGACCAACTTACTCAGCTTGACCCTAATGACCCACAGACATACCAGTCTGTTGTCCACTTCCCACAGCCACTTCCTCTTGACAAGCTCATTGTTCTCAATGAAATTCAAAGCAAGATGCAGCTTAATCTTGAGAGTCGTAAAGGCGCTCTTCGTACTCTTGGTGAAGAATTCCCAGCAGAAAAGCTTGAAGAAATTCGTATAGAGCTTATAGAAGACGCTAAGTCAGACGGCGCACTTAACCTACTTCGATCACAAATCAACGCAGCAATCGCATCACTAACCGGAATCCTTCCACAGGATGGCGGAGAGATGCCTCCAGGCGCAGCGCCTGGTGATGGTACGGGCCCAGGACCTTCTGGTCAGCCAGGAGTTATGACTCCTTTCGAGGCCGCAACTATCGACGAGATGACTTCCGAACTAGTAACCAAGGCCTATGGAACAACGATTCCAAAGAACCGCGGAGTAGATACGGAAGAAAGCAAATACCCTGGGAATGGCTAATAAGTAGTTTAGCCTGACAAAAACCCTTGTATTTGCGACGCTATACACCACCTAAATCAATCCGCAGGTCATCGTGGCACTAATTCGGACAACGACCTCTTACACCTAAGGAATAATTATGTCAGAAGAAACCTCTGTTGTTGATTCTCCTGTAGCTATGGAAGCTTTTCAAGCTGAAGTTAATGCAGCAGTTGACAACACACAAAACGTTACACCCATCCAATCACAGTCTAATAAATCTTACACTGAGATGGATCTACAGAAGGCGCGTGAGCAGGAGAAATCTAAGCTCTACCCTACTATTGATTCGCTCAAAGAAGAAGTAAATCTTCTTAAGAAAGACCGTGAAGAACGACTCGCTTTAGCAGAGTTATCTAAAGCAGAGCAAGAAGCTGAAAACCGTAAAAAGGCAGAAGCTGAGATGGATGTCCGCCAACTCCTTGAAACTAAGGAAAAAGAATGGGCGGAAAAACTAGAAGCCGAACGCTCAGAACGCGAAAAGGCATTCCTACTCTTAGATCGTGAACGTCAGTATTCAGAACTTACTGAGTACCGCACAGCACGACTCCAACAAGAGCAAGACAATATTCTTCCTGAATTGCTTGATCTTATTACTGGTAACAACCAAGATGAGATTGAAGCAAGCATTTCAGGGCTCAAGGAGCGATCCTCTCGTATCCTTGATTCCGCGCAAGCTGCTACCCAGAGTTTGCGTAGAGAGATGACGGGGACAAGAACTACTTTGCCCCCAACCCTGGAAAATAACTCGGATCAACAACAGTTTACAGCGGACCAAATTGCCGCTATGTCGGTTGCTGACTATGCAAAATACCGTTCAAAGCTACTTCCAAATGTAGGTGCGAATGGCAAGGGAATCTTCGGGTAATAAGCAAGCAATTCAACTTCAATTAATTAATTAACTAAGGAGTAAAACCGACATGGCATCAGCCGTAACAGGTACCGGTAATTTAGCCGCTGCCCCAACAGCGTATTCTGGCGCTAACAGCCAGCTTACACAAGCAATTCAGACCATCTGGTCTAAGGAAATTCTATTCCAGTCAATGCCAATTCTACGCTTCGAGCAGTTCGCTGTTAAGAAGACAGAACTTGGAGTTGCGCCTGGTCTACAGATCAACTTCATGCGTTATAACAACCTCGGATTTGCATCTTCACTTGTTGAAGGTGTCCGTATGTCAACAAACGCATTGACAGCACAGCAGTTCTCAATCACTGTTGCTGAGCACGGATACGCAATTGCAGTATCAGAGCTTCTACTTAACGCATCATTCGATGACGTTATGGCATCAGCTTCACGTCTTCTTGGACGTAACATGGCCCTCTACCTTGATGGCCAGGCTCGTGACACACTTATGGCAGCATCTTCTGTCCTCTACGGTTATGACCGTACAGGTGTATCAGGAGTTAACTCATGGTATGACAATGGAACAGCAGCAACATCACGTGCAGAGCTAACAGGTACTTCATACCTAACAACAGCAACCGTTAAGGACGCAGTTGAGACTTTAGCAACCAAGAACATCCCTCGCCTAGGTGAGACATATGTTGCTTTCGTTCACCCTCACCAATCTCGTCGTCTTCGTGACAACGCAGAATTCATCGAAGTTACAAAGTACGCAGCTCCAGGTAACTTCATGCTCGGTGAAATCGGTCGTCTATACGACACAGTATTCATTGAAACAACACAGGTACAGAAGGTAACTAACGGAGCTGGCTCAGGCTACTCTGCAGATACTAACGTAGCTGCATCATCAATCGTTTACCCAACTGGCGGAGGATACACATCTCCTGTCACAAAGACCGGTAACGGTAACAAAGATCGCTACTCAGCTATCTTTATTGGTGATAACGCATTTGGTCACGCTATCTCTCTTCCAGTCGAACTCCGCGATGGCGGTATTCTTGACTTCGGTCGTGAGCATGCGCTTGCTTGGTACGCTATTTACGGTCTTGGTCTTATTACTGACCAGTCTGTATTGATCGCAGAAACCAACTAATTTAAGTAAGGGGAGGCTGGGCTTTAAAATCCAGCCTCCCAACACAAACAATCCAAGGAGAATAATAATCGTGGCAAAAGCAAAAGTAACAGACGTAACAGGCCGTCAGCGTGAAGAACAGATCAAGGCTAACGCCGAAGAGATCCAAAAACGCGCTTCAGAAATGTCAATGGCTTCTATGGAAGCCCAGGCAAAACTAGACACAGAAGTCGTCGACTTAACAGTTGAGGGCAAAGCAACAGTAATTGATGAAGTAGAAGATCTGGGAGTAGACCTCGCAGATGACACAGCTATCATCCGTGTTGCAGAAGACCTAGATTTCGTAACAATCGGCGTAGGAAATCATTTTTCCTTTAAAGCCGGACAGAAGTACAAAGTTGCAAAGCAAGTAGCAGCACATTTGCAGGAAAAGGGATATTTGTACGAACGTCTATAACCTGCTGCACATCTAGATCGCCCAACTCCGACGACTGCCCTCTTGTCGGGGTTGGGCCCTTTAATTTAGGCAGACTATCTTGCGCTATTGCAGGATGATAAGCCCATAGCTATCTGGAGGATTTAGTGGCAACGATTCAAGTTCTTTCTAACCGGCTTAGAGCTGAGATCGGCGACTTAGGAAAATCATTTACCGAGACATTTACCGGTGATGGGGTTACTAAAAGATTTCAACTTCCCTATGCCCCGGTAAACGGAAGAAGCCTAAGAGTTACGGTAAATACCTCAGATCAATCCTCAACAACTTCTGTAGAGGAAGTTAATGGGCTATTTGAGTTAACTAGCATTCCACCTAACAATGCCGTCATCAGTGTTTCCGGCGTTGCTTATAAGTATTTTACCGACACTGAAATTCAATATTACATTAGCCAAGCTTTCTATGAGCATGCCCACACAGCCACAGATAGCAATGGAAGCCTAAATACCCTAGCTAGCATGCCCTTTGTTGAAGAGTACCCACTAGTCACTCTTGCAACCTCTATGGCCCTATATACACTTGCTACAGATGCTTCTTTTGACATCGACATTGCATCCCCAGACGGAGTAACTATCCCGCGTTCCCAGCGTTATCGTCAACTAATGGAAATGGTTCAAAGCCGAAAAGAACAGTATAAAGAACTTTGTTCAATGCTGGGAGTCGGTATGTTCAGAATTGAAGTACAGACACTGCGCAGAATTAGTCGACGTACAAATCGTTATGTACCCGTTTATCGTCCTCAAGAACTTGATGATGGATCTCTTCCAATTAGAGTTTCTTTACCTATGCCTACTTATGGAGATATGACACCTCCGGGACCAGCTGAGCCTAAAGACTTATTTGTTGTTGCAGGCGATAGTTTCTCTAAATCATTTGTTTTTGATCACAGCCTTGCTACTTACACTCCAGCAGCTCAACTACGTTTATTCCCAGAAATTCCTGCGGATCAAGTAGGTCCACTGCTTCTCGCAAACTTTACTATTACAAAGTCAGCTTCAGTTGTGGGGGGCATTGTAGACACCCTAACGCTATACTTGAGCGGTACCGCTACAACAGACTTACCACGCACATGCTACTGGGATCTTCAGATGACTAATAACTCGGACGGAACTGTTAAGACATACGTGTCTGGCAAGTTCTTTACTAAACCTCAAGTTACTACCACCCAAGGAAATTAATGGCTAACACACCTAATTTAATCGGCATGCCGGATGATGCAAGTAATGATCCTTCGGTTTATCTCCTTGGAATAAATAATTCTAATGGGGCTACTGGTCCAACCGGTACTCAAGGTCCTGGCGGTCCAACTGGCCCAACAGGTACTCGCGGTGCAACTGGACCCACAGGTGCAGGTGTAACTGGTCCAACAGGTTCTACGGGGGCTACAGGTTCCACGGGAACAACAGGTCCACAAGGAAATGTTGGACCTACAGGTACTACTGGCCCAACAGGTATTCAAGGAAACATTGGTGCTACAGGGCCAACAGGAGCCGCGTCTACAGTTGCTGGTCCTACAGGTCCTTCAGGTTCTACAGGTGCTACTGGTCAGCAAGGACCAACAGGTTCTACCGGAGCTAAAGGTGATACTGGTTCAGTAGGTGCTACAGGCTCTACTGGCGCAACTGGTCCTATTGGGCCGCTTGGAGCAACAGGTACTCAAGGTCCCACAGGACCAACTGGCTCTACAGGTGCAACAGGTTTGCAGGGTGTTACTGGACCCTCTGGCCCAACAGGCGGACAAGGAATTCAAGGATCAACTGGTCCTTCAGGAGCTACAGGTGTATCTGGTCCACAAGGAAATATAGGACCTACAGGTTCTAAGGGTGATACTGGTCCGCAAGGAACAACAGGTCCACAAGGTCCTTGGGGTGTAACTGGCCCAACTGGAGCTCAGGGAACACAAGGTTTACAAGGTAATACTGGTCCTACTGGTGCCACTGGTGGTCAAGGTCAAATTGGGCCAACAGGTGTAGCGGGACCCACAGGCGCGACTGGCGCTGCTAGTACAGTTCCTGGCCCAACTGGTAACGCAGGGCCTACCGGTCCACAGGGTGTCTCAATTAAATACCAGGGAACTCTTGCAAATGTTGGCGCTCTTCAATCTATTACTGGTCAACATATAAATGATGCTTACATCATTGGTAAAGATCTTTGGGTATGGGAAGGCGCTACTTGGGATAACGTAGGCGCAATTGTTGGTCCAACTGGTCCTATTGGTTTAACTGGTCCTACTGGAGCTACGGGCTCCACTGGTGCTGCATCTACCGTTACGGGACCAACAGGTTCAACGGGACCTACTGGTTCTGCGGGACCAACAGGTTCTACTGGTCCGCAAGGTAACCAAGGTATTCAAGGTGCAACAGGATCTACTGGCGCAACAGGATCTACAGGACCTACTGGTGCCGCAAGCACAGTTCCGGGACCAACGGGATCAACTGGTGCTACCGGTGCCGGACTTAACGTACTTGGCACATACTCAACTCTTTCAGCGCTTCAAGCTGCGCACCCAACAGGCACTGCTGGTGATGCATATATTGTTGCAGGCAGTTTATATGTTTGGAATGGTTCTGCATGGACACTTGGTGGAAACATTCAAGGACCAACAGGCGGTACCGGTGCAACGGGATCAACAGGTGCAACAGGAGTAACCGGTACTACCGGTGCTACCGGTTCTACGGGTTCAACAGGACCAGGACAATTTACATTTGCATCTACTCCCCCATCTAGCCCAGTATTAGGTGATCACTGGGTTGAAGATGCTACAGGTATTGAATATACCTGGACTACTGACGGTACCCAC